ATATAAGGCCGAAGGCCTTTATATATTTTCTTTATATATCAATTATACACATAGATTTCCAAATGTCAATTAATTAAACAATTGACAAATCACCAACCGTAGTCTTATACTTGAACTATGTCAATCGAACTAGAAGAATATACCTTACCAGAGCACATCTCGTACTCTGCATTCACTACCTACCTAACGTGTGGGTATCAATACTACCTCGGCAGACTCCTCAACAAGGAAGAAGCCCCATCCGTCTGGTCTGTTGGCGGTTCAGCGTTCCACCTAGCATGTGAAAACTATGACAAGGAGAACGGATGAGCACTCAGCAACTATGGGACAATGCATGGCAACTATCCAAGGGTGACACTGACCTAACCAATGCTCGCGTTGGTGGTCGTGCTACCAAGGCTAATCCTAACAAGGAAGACGTTAACTTCTGGCAGACCCAAGGTCCGCGATGGGTTGACGGCTACATCAACTGGCGTAAAGCAAATCCTGACTGGAAAATCTGGACAGCACCAGATGGGAACAAGGCTATCGAACTTGCCCTGACCCCTACTGTCAATGATGTCCAAGTCAAGATGATTATCGACCGCGTGTTCGAGGTCAATGGCGAACTTGTCATCGTCGACCTCAAGACTTCACAGAACACACCTACTAGCAGTCTGCAACTAGGCTTCTACAAACTAGGTCTCGAGAAGCAGTTTGGTATCGAGGTCAAGTGGGGAACCTACTACATGTCACGTGGTAACAACATCTCTGAGATGGTTGACCTATCTGAGTACACTTACGACAAAATGGAGTATCTCATAGAAACATTTGACAAAGCACGCAAGGCTGCGTTATTCTTACCCAACACAAACAGTTGTCAGTACATGTGTGGACTCACAGAGTATTGCCAATTCTCGATTAAGAAGGATAAATAAATGGCCGAAGACTGGAAGTTACAAGTATCATATAAGACCCCTGCTGGGGATATGATTAACATTCGCGCTCATACTAACGATGAACTCAGTGTTCTACTCGAAGGTATTGGCGACTACTCAACTCAGATTGCAGCAGTGCAAAGATTGGTGGTTGGTGCTTACGGGGTTGCCCCTTTAGCGACATCGCCTTCAACTCAAGGCACTCCGCCATCAGTCTCCTCCGCTCCACCCCAGGCGCAGGCTCCGTCCGCTATGGCTCCGCAAACCCAGCAACAGGGTGGACCGACATGCCAACACGGACCTCGCAAGTACAAGTCGGGAATCTCAAGCAAGACGGGAAACCCGTACGCGATGTGGGTCTGTCCGATGCCTCAGGGCGCGGACCAGTGCAAGCCAGTCAACTAATACCAGAACAATTTCCATTTTAAGTAACTAGGAAGAGGAGCGACAATGAGAACTCTAGTACGTTCAGTAGGACGAGCCTCAATTGGCGGAGAACCTCTACCTAGTTCCTTTAAGGCGTTCGAAGCGAACAAGATTATCATTCGTCGTTCAGAAGTTTCTATGTTTGCTGGTGCTCCAGGGGCGGGAAAATCTACTCTAGCCCTAGCACTTGCACTCAAAACGAATGTGCCTACTTTGTACATATCAGCAGATACAAATGCACATACTATGGCGATGCGTCTGGCATCGATGATTTCGGGGAAAAGTCAGTCAGACGTAGAGCAGAAACTTAATACTGATGTTGGTTGGACAAAGGCAGTCCTCCAAAAAGGAAATCATATAGTCTGGTCATTCGAATCGTCACCTACATTAGAAGACATTGATGAGGAAGTCCAAGCATTTGAAGAGTTGTGGGGCTGTAGCCCATCTCTCATTGTCTTGGACAACCTCATGGATGTTGCGACAGACGGAGGCGAAGAATTCGCTTCTATGCGTGCAATTATGAAGGAGTTGAAGTTCCTTGCGAGAGACACCAACGCTGCGATTGTGGTACTACATCACACTTCGGAGGCAGTTCCTGGAAATCCTTGTCAACCAAGAAGTGCAATCCAAGGAAAAGTATCCCAACTACCTGCTCTTATATGTACGCTTGGTACCGTTGGCACATCGATGGGCGTGGCATCAGTCAAGAATCGCTACGGAAGAGCAGATGCAAATGGTACGCTCATGACTTGGTTAGCATTCAATCCTGAGTACATGTACATCGACGACATTCCAGAGAACGTGTAACATGGCAACTAGGAAGACACATAAGGTTAGAGGAGCGACGTATGAAACCGACACCAAAGATTGGTTTCGAGCAAATGGATACGACGCTGAACGACTTGCTCGAACAGGTGCAAGAGATGAGGGCGACGTTGTTGTCCGTTCGGACTTCCTTGGTTCAATTGGGGTTATCGAGTGTAAAGCCCCAGGTGCAGGTAATAAGATTGACCTCAGTGGATGGACTAAAGAGGCGCAGTTGGAAGCCGTACACTACGCAGAAGCCAGAGGGCTTACCAGAGAACAGGTAATGCCAGCAGTACTAATCAAAGCAAGAGGCAAGTCCATAGCAGATTCGTATCTAGTATTAAGGTTAGGCGATGTATTTGGTGGATGATTTACCAGACATAGTAGCAGTGTTGAAGCACTACGGTGCCAACATTACACGTGCATCTGGTCAAGTAAATGTCAAGTGTCCGTTTCACAATGACTCCCATGCAAGTGCAAGTTTCAATACAAGACAGAACATTTTCAATTGCTTCGCGTGTGGTATGCAAGGCAATAGCATTCAGATAATTGCTAAGAAGGAAGGGTGCGATATACGTGAAGCAAAGTCAATCGCAGAAGGAATTACTGGGGAGAGCCACCAGCAAGTACGCGGGAAGCATCTCTCTGGCGGAAGATTACCTGGAAAGTCGGGGAATCACAAGAGAAGTAGCACGTCTGGCTCGATTAGGCGTAGTAGAGGAGCCTGAACCTGGACACGAACAGTACATCGGACGGCTTAGCATTCCGTATATTACGAAGACTGGCGTTGTCGACCTTCGTTTCCGCTCTCTTAATCCTGCCGTTGAACCGAAGTATATGGGTATGGTTGGTAGCGATACTCGCATGTACAATGTACTTGACATTGAGATTGCTGGCGATTGGATTGGAGTCTGTGAGGGCGAGTTGGACACGCTTACTATGTCTCGCTTGGTTGGAATTCCCTGCGTTGGCGTTCCTGGAGCAAACTCTTGGAAGAAGCACTATACAAGACTTCTTGCGGACTTCGAGAGAGTCTTTGTCTTTGCCGACGGAGATGCCCCAGGCCGTGAGTTTGCCGCCAGTCTCGCTCGAGAGTTACCAGTCACAACAGTTACGTTTGGAGACGGAGAAGATGTTAACTCAGCATATATTAAATACGGCAAGGAATTCATCCAGCAGAAAATGGGGCTAAACGTTGATTGAGATACCACAGTGCAAGGTGTGCGGAACAGAATTCGATAACATCTTCGATGCCGTCAATCATCTTATGGATGATGAGGAAGATGTCTTCGACCCAATCCTTAAGTTGCCTAATGGTTACTCGTTGATGCTCGGTTCCTTATTAGAGGAACTCTATCACTCAGCAGATGATGCAGATAGAATCAGAGACATTACTGAGATGACATACGCAACTCTGTACGCCGCTCAAACAGACTTAACTCAAATGAAAGAGTTAGTAGAAGAAGCAATTATTAAGCAGCACATGGTAGATATTGATGATGAATTAAAAGAACTACTAGAGGAGGACGAATGAGCATCAAGCGTGAGTTACATCTTGAGACGCATCTAAGTAATACAACCAACGAGTTAACAGAATTGTTGGTCAGCAAGCATAGAGATTACGGTCCAAAGAATATCTCACTAGCCCCTGGCGGTGCTATCAATGGACTACGGGTACGAATGCATGACAAGTTAGCGCGTATCAATAACCTAGTTGATAGCGGTGCAGACCCAGAGCATGAGTCATTAGAGGATTCATTTAAGGATATGGCAAACTATGCAATCATCGGATTGCTAGTACTGAGAGGACAGTGGGATAACGAATGATATACGAAATCAAAAACTGGCTAAAGAAGCACACAGTACGAGGTCGCTTGCGCTCAGTAGAGGCACAGTTTAAGCCGTCAAATGGCTGGGACCCTACCATCAAGCATGATGTACAGGAACTTACTACATGGATTAGCAAGTTACAGGGTGAAGTCAACTACCTTGATGGTGTCATTAAAGAGTCTGGTATCGTTGAGCAGGTTGATGTTTCCGACATTAAGTTCAAGGAAACAAAACATACTGGTAATATCTTTGGTTCATACATCACACGTGAAGCATATCAAGTCAACAAAGTAAAGGTTAAGTAATGAAAATCTTCGGACCATACAAAGGTAGTAAGCAGAACGGTGGGCGACCAATCTATGTCTTTAAGCGCAAGAAAAAGGACGGCACTACTACCACTACGTCTTCGAATAAGGCTCGCGTTGATTATGAGAAAGCAACGGGTAAAAGCCTCCCGAGAGATTCGGAAGTCGACCACAAGAACAACAAAGGTCGAGCAGGCGACGACAGGATTGAAAACCTCAGAGTTATCTCCAAAAGTAAGAATGTGGGATTAGAGAACAAGCGTCGCGCAACTAAGAAGGCAGCACCCAAGAAGACTACTAAGAAAGCGGTTAAAAAGAAGCCATGAAAACTATAGTCTGTGTGTCCGATTTACAAATACCTTATCACGATAAGCGTGCCGTTGCCAACCTCGCTGCTTTCATCAAGGCTTACAAGCCAACCGAAGTAGTATCCGTTGGTGATGAGATGGACATGCAGACTATTTCTAAATGGTCAAAGGGAACACCTTTAGAGTATGAACGTTCTATCGGACGGGATAGAGACGAAACAACTCGGGTGCTCGAGTCACTCAAGGTCAAGCATATCATTCGGTCGAACCACACCGACCGATTGTATAACACAGTTATGATGCGTGCTCCTGGGTTGCTCGGGCTACCCGAGTTGGACTTACCACAGTTCCTTCGGTTGCCAGATATCGGTGCTACATACCATGAGAAGCCTTATGAGTTAGCACCTAACTGGTTACTCATGCATGGCGATGAAGGCTCTATGAAGTCTATCGGTGGGCTTACAGCCCTTGGTCTAGCGATGCGTACGGGCAAGTCAGTTGTCTGTGGTCACACGCACCGCATGGGTTTATCACATCACACTACCGCATACGGTTCTGCTTCTCCTAAAACTGTATGGGGTATGGAGGTTGGAAACCTCATGAAGTACAAGGAAGCAAAGTATATTAAGGGTGGACTATTCACATGGCAACAAGGCTTCGGTATGTTGTACGTGGATGGTAAGACTGTAGTGCCAGTAACTATTCCAATTGCTAGAGATGGTTCGTTTATTGTAGAGGGTAAGGTGTGGGGTCGATGAACTGGGAACGTATTAAGCCGTGGGAATACATCGTAGCCCATGTCGCTGACGAATACCATAAGAAGTACACGATGGTTGACCGCGAAGATATTAAGCAGTCGCTCTACGAATGGTTTGTGTCGCATCCAAAGAAGTTGACCGAATGGGAAGGCTTCTCCAAGAAGTCTACTCAGAACTTGCTGTATCGTTCACTCCGCAACCAAGCACTAGACTATTGCCAGTACTGGAAGTCTAAGTCATTAGGGTACGAAGTATCCGACTTGTACTTCTATGAGCCAGAGATTGTTGAAGCGATGCTTCCAGCGATACTACGTGGCGATGTAACAGAAGCACCAGTACTTAACTTAGGTATGCCAGGTAGCCCTTCTGCGCCAGCAGAGGGTGGTAACATGATGGCTATGATGGCTGAGATTAAGGCTGCGTATCTGAAATTAAATACAGAGGATAAACATATTCTTTACCACAAGTACGCTAATTCATTATCGTATGCTGCTATTGCAGAGGAACTCGCCTTACCTAGTGATGATGCTGCACGTATGAGACATAATCGTGCAATTAAAAAACTCATCACTAGGCTTGGCGGTTTCCGTTCCTTCTTAGATAAAGATGAGACCAGCCAAGAAGGGCAGGATGAATCCCATAAAGATGAACATACTGACGATGAGAAGGATGCCCTCGAGTAAAGGCTTATCCATAAATCTCCCATCGTTCATGTTCTTCGAACTCAGCAATCTCTCTACCTCTGGCCATACGAACGTGCTCTATCAATTGGCCAGGGGTAATGAGGTAGCCACGTGAAGGGTTAGGTGGGATGTTGCAAGTGATAGGTCTACCACTCTCCCAGATAATCTCCTTGAGTCTATGCAATGGAACTATAAGTACCGAATCTTCTAGTACGAATCCCCAATGCGTAGCCCGACTAACTCTGATGCCAGATGGCTTCCAAGCATCTTCGTTAACGTAGTAACACTCGGTTTCAATGTAGAGATTACCAGTCTGTACCCATTTCCTGTCTGTCTTAACCTCTACAGTATCAATGTGTAGCAAGTCTGCGACCTTGCTCTCACCTATCATCCCGTCTCTAAAGTCTAAGTCCCAGTTACTATCTTTCATTATTCCTCCAGATATTTCTTGAACGCTTTGTCCCAGTCGTAACTTTCAAAGTACTCTTCGATACCTTCGATAATTTGTTCTTGTAGTTTCTGCATTTCCTCATCAGTCATTTACCCTCCCGTAGAATAGAAGCCAGAACCATTGAACTTAACTGGTGGTGCTGAGTACAACCTTGACATAGGTTCGTTGCACTTGTCACAGTAAGGTATGATTTCATCCTCCGTCATACCTCTGATGATAGTGACTACCTCTGAGTCATTGTCACACTTGTAATCGTAACTAGCCATTAGTACCAACCTTTCCGTTCGTGAAACTTCCATGCCATACAAGGCGTGCCATACCTATGCATAATGTAGGCGAAGCCTCTGTCAATCTGTAATGGTGCTGGTGTCTTAGGGTCTAACCCCAGTATCTGTGGGATACCGCCAGCATTCTTACCCATTACCTTTACCTTATTGTACGCTTCCGTTCGCCAGTTGGACTCCTGTGTCCATAGTTTATCTAAGCACTCGTACTGGTTAGCAGCCCAAGTAAGTACTACATCTTGAGCATAAGCCTTGCTATCTTCGATAGCCCATTCCCTTACTGGTAACGGAGTCTCCTCCGTTCGGCTAACCGAACGAGTAAACGCGAATAACACCACTGCTACAACTACAAGTGCAATTACTTTCTTGGTCATACTGGTACCTCAATCCAAGGTCTAAGCGCTCTGTAACTTATGAGTGCTCGTCCCTCATCAGATAATTTATTGAACCTCTTGCCAGTCATGATGACACGCTCACCTGCAAGTGTACCACCCCAGATGCCGAATGCCAAGTTTTCTGGTTGCATACCTTGGTCTAGACATTCCTCCTGTGCAGGGCATGAGTTACATAGGGCGATGGCCCTACCTGCCTCTTGTCCTATCGGTGCTAGTCGCTTGGGTGTGGGTGCGCCAACTGGCACCTCTGGATACCAAGCATCGGGGTTACTATCCCCTGTGCAGTTACCTCTAATCATCTCCCCACATCCTGTCTGGTTCTCCGTCGTAGTCAACTAGGTCGTCAAGTGTATCCTCGTCAAGTTCCTCGTACTCATCATCTAACTCGAATACATCGTCATTCAATGGCGGTTCGTAACTCATTACCCCTCCAATTCGTATGAAGCATAGTCGGCAAACTCCTGACCATACTCATCTACTGTGATGTCGTGTGCCACTCGTAGGGCTTGCGCCTCGTTCTCTACATCTTCGACAGTAAGCCATTCCTCATACTTAATCTTCACTCGCATTGTATTCATTATGCCACCTCTCGTAGTAGTAATCGGACTTGCGCTATCTTCCTATCAACTTGTACATCTGTCTGTGCGGTAAGTAGTTGCAGGTAGTCTATCAGGACTTCCCGTAACTGTTCTCTTTCTTGTACTGTCATGATGCTCCTATCCTGCGTTGTGCGAGGGTACAAATATACGGTACACCTCTACATTTGTCAATTCCTTACCCCACTCTAGGGCAAGTTCTTTGGTATCGAATGGTCCGTAGTGGACAAGTCCGTCTATGGTTTGTGTCGAGGTAATCCACCCAGCCACCCACATTCCTCTGAATGGGTCTGTCTGTTCGGTTAACCGAATACTAGAATCCGAAGTTGAAGTACTCATTGTAGTAGCCAACCTTACCCTTCTTGTTAGATGCGTATCGGTCAGACTCAGGTGTCCAGCATAGGCAGGTATCTTGGTACATGCCATCGCAGTCATAGCAAGTAAAGCACATCTCGCAATAGTACGGATTAGAGTCTGCTTCTGCCGTACTTAGGCAGTGAGCGCAACCAACTGTCTCGTAATCATTACTGTCATTGAGTGCTACGGCAGATGACTTACTAGGCGTACCTAGATAGGTAGACCATGATGATTGCTTGTAGGTAGAGTTAGACCACCACATGCCCTCATTGTCCCAGTGACCAGCAGTCTCGTTGACAATGTAGCATGTCTCCTTGGCGTTAGGGTCAAGCGTGAACACTACAATCTTGCTACCAGTAGACCACTTGCTAAGCATAGCCCATACATGGTCATCATCTAGCGCAGTGACACCACCCATGGCAGGTAAGGTATCCTCTGCAAAGATACGCGTGTCACTTCGTCGGTCGCCTGCACTGATGTTGATGTCAAGGATACCGTTGTGTGCAAGGTATGTATCGTGTGAGTTAGGCACTCGGAATGGGTGACAGTTGTCCTCATTCTTGACACCATGCGTAGCAAAGCGAGCATGGAACATAGCGTAACTATCTGGATACTGCTTGCGTACTTCTAGGAACTGCTTGATTACTTTCTTGCTTGACATGCCACGACCAGTGACAATGCCATTAGGTGTGACAACGGCAAAGCCGAAGCCATGCGGGTTATTACATGATGCACATTCCAAGTCCTTCTTACGAGGCGTGGAATTAGGCGAGGCTACAACGAGTAGGCACATTAGTTGCTCACATTCTGTTCGGCTAACCGAACGACTAGTTTATCTATACGGGCTGATAGTTCTGGATACAAGTCTTCATGTTGGAAGATGTACCACATGAATAAGTCTGCACTAAGCGCACCTTGCGCTACATCTTGGACAGTAAGGGTTCGGGTGTACTCAACACTGGCATGTGCTAAGTCTAATTGGGCTTTGATAGTCTCACCGTTGACAGTACCTCGGAAGATACGCATCTCTAGTGTCTCGCGGTTGTTGGTATTGACTGCTGAATAGCGGTCGCTATTGCGGTCAGGTTGCAACTTGTGCATGAAGGTACGCTTGGTCTCTATCTCATAAAGCATGCCACTGCTCGGTGCTGCTTCTATGCGGTTGCCGTCAGCATCACGCTTGTACTCACGCTGATAGATGTCAGTGAACTTAGCCCATTGGTCAGATGTCCGACCTGCTAGGGTCTGATAGAACTCAGGGTTAGAATACACAAGGTTAAGGAAGCGGTGCATGTGTGCGCCACCACTAAACCCAGTGCGTGAGATGTGGATGTGTAAGCCACAAGTACGAGTATCCCATGACTTGACTCGATAGGTTGGATTAGTACGCAACTGCTCTAATACAGTCCAGAACTCTTGCGCTTCTTGCTTGAAGAAACCATGAGACATGGGATGCGTAACTATCTCGAACCCGTTATTAAGCGAGCCGTCATTCTTAAGATACGCTAGGTCTATTGCTTCTAGTTGCTGTGCATAAGAGGCAGATTCTAACTTGTTATCCCCTGCTTCTACCTCTATCTCTAGCCCGAAGTACAGACGCTCGTTCTTGTCGGTACTATGGAAGATAGCATCAGGTCGGTATGAATAGTCATGAATGATGCGACCAGCACCATCATCATCACACCTATCGCAACCATCGGCATTGTACTCGTCGCAATCGTCACACCAGTAAGCACCTCGGTCGGTGCAATCCTGACACCAGTGCTCACCTCTGTCTGCGACTCCGGAAGTGCCATTCGAGTTGTATTCCTCACATGACTCGCACCAATAGGCTCGTCTCTCGGTACATGATTCGCACCATAGATAGTCACCATCTACCATGTGGAAACAGTCATCAGTCGAGCCGATAGAGTCGCAACGCTGGCAAATCTGCACGCAATCGTCACACACTATACTGTCATACTCTGTATGAATGACATTATCGGCATCAATGTCGGTACTACACACCGCACATTCTGATGTCACTTTATCATTTACATCTGACATTTTGTTACCTTTCTCGTTCGTTTAACCGAACAGTCGAAACCATTGCGATTTGCAATAGCACTATTCTAACCCTTAACTAAGTTCTTGTCAATTACGGCATTGGCTAACACATCTCTAGCCTCTTCAACTACTTTTGCCAGCCCAGCGTAGCCTTGCTTGACCATGCGGTCATGCTCAGCCCGAAGTGCCTGCCTCACAAGACTAGCCTGTGCATCAGTAAACTCGACAGTAATCATCTCTGATAACTCATGACAGTCTCGAATACCGCGTCATCTAATTGGTCAATGAGAGATTCCCATTCGCTGACCGATAGGTCATGCCCGAGGATTTCTTGGACAAGTTGGTAGTCAAGGCGCGACTCCCAGAGAGTGTTTGTGTCGGAAACTTCCGCCACCAGTTCATCTGCGGTTGGGTACATTTACTTAGCCTCTCTTAGTTGGCGACGAAGTTTAGTCGTCTGCTTCTCTAGCACATAGATTCTGCGGAACGCTAAGACTAGAACAACATTAACTGCGAATAGTGCGAGTGTTACTGCGAACACATCACTTGTTTGTAGGTACATTACTTACTCCTTTACATGCCGTTCGGTTAGCCGAACAGATGATAACGCTTTGTTATCACGCGCTCACCGCAAGACTCGCACTTGCGTAACTGCCTATCATGAGCCACCAGCCTAACACCTGCCCAAATTCAGGGTAGGCTATCCGCTAAGGTCTTTAGTCTAACATCAAAAGAAGTATGGGTCAAGCCTGTTCAATGTTGCTCGCTTCACGCATGGCTTGAACGCCACGCTCATAACGCTCACGCTCTGCACGCTTCTCATTCAGAATGTTGGTCTGAACTTCAAGGTGTGCGCTTAGGTCTAGGTCAATCATGTCCATCTCCATTCTGTTCGGTTAGCCGAACGAGTTATAGGTTAGCAACAAGGCAGGAGCCTCGCTGATAGACATTAGTCTACACCATGAAGAAGTTTCTGTCTATCGTGTTCGGTTAGCCGAACGCTACATAGTTCGGTGGCATGTGTCGCTCGTATGTCGGTGGCATTGGTCGGTCGTTATTCGGTTTGTGTTGGTTTGTGTTGGACAATTTTTGGGCAAAAAAATAACCCCGCTCCCGAAGGAGCGAGGCTATTCTCTTTGGCTTATGCCATAGCACCAACCTTTGATTCAATAGCCGCATGGATTTCAGCTATTTGGTCTAACTGATTCTCGCTCAATTCCTCAAAGTTCAATGCGGTGAAGTAGGCGAGAATCTCCGCGAGCGTATCTTTTGGAGCCTTTGGAGACTTCTCGCTCTTTGGGGTCTTGTTGCTCTTGTCGTTCTTAGCCTTGCGAATGGTAGCGATTTCCTTTTGGAGCGCGTCTAGGGTCTTAATCTGCTCACCCTTGCCCGCGCCTAGTAGGTCATAACTCGCGCTCGCGGTAGATAGTTGCTTAGCGATAGGCAGGGCGCGAAACTCAGCATGAAGTGAGCGTAACTTTGACCATGTAGGGAGCGCGGGAGCGTGGCTAGACTTCACGAAAGAGGACACCTTGCCCGAATCCTCTAAGCCTTTTATGAATCGCTTTTGGTCATTCACTGATAGGCGAGATTCTAAGACCATTGTCGCGGATAGATTCTCAATCGCTTTAATGATGTCGGATTCCGACTTAGCAGAAGTTGAGCATACTGAAGACCAAGCGCTTACCAACTTTGGAGCCTTAATTGTTACGGTGTTCTTTGGAGCCTTTGTTGTGTTCTTTGCTGTTGCCATTTGGGTTATTTCCATTCTGTTCGGTTAGCCGAATGGGGCGGTGTTGCCCGATTTGGTAAGAGAATCGTACCATGGCAAAAGGTTTTGCAACACCATAGGCGGGCGGGCGCGGGCGGGAATCTAGGCGGGCGCGTGAGCCTGAGCATGAGCCTGTTCGGTTAGCCGAATGGGTAGCGGATAAGTAGTTGAAAGTTCAACCATCTCCCGCCTATCTATCTGCGCTGCAATTTATTTATTTATTACGGGGGCAATTCATTTATGAAGTGACCGCATTGGATAGTTACTCTCACACAATTAAAACATGCACACAATAACGCCAGAATAAGCGCATAAGCGCTATCTTTGACCCGAGGTTTATTAAAAAGCGAGGTGTTATTATATATATACTCCCATAATTATTTTCTGTTATATTTAATCCCCCCCCTCAGAGTACTAAAAGTACTCCTCGGAGAGTGTGACTTACGTCACATCGTGAGCGTAAGATATGCGGGTCTGGGAAAATACTTTCCCAACCCACTCGGAAAAGACCCGTTTGAACGGGTCTTCTATAGTATATAGATTAATATATACGGAGTCGCTCCGTTTAAGACTCCGCTCCTCCTATATATATAGATTTTGAAATTTTTTTTTAAGGATGCCACCCTTATGCCGTTTAGAGGGTACGTTAAATCGGCGTTAGAGGACAGGATATAACATGGGACGCAAGGCTGGAAAACAGACGTATGGTAAGGAAGAGGCGCAAGCCAAAGTCCTAGCCCTACTAGAACAAGGTGCCACCGTCACCGCTGCTATGGCAGCCGTTGACCGCCAGGACACCGCCTTCCGCCAGTGGTCTATGGCAGATGCCGACTTCAAAGAGAAGGCTGATAAAGCCCGCCTTGCGGGTAAGGGCATCAAACAAGATTTAGCAGAACTTAAGGATATGCCTTTCCATGAGTTCTCAGAGCAGTTCCTAGACTCTAGGCTCTTTCCACATCAGTTGAACTGGATTGACCTCATTGAGGGTAAAGAACCTAGATGGCTACCCCCTGGTATGACTTATGAACCAGGAGACCCTAACCGTGTCTTGATTAACGTGCCACCTGAGCACGCCAAGTCAACCACTATCACGACTAACTACGTGACCTACAAGATTGTGACCAACCCTAACACGCGAGTGATTATCGTGTCTAAGACTCAGGGTATGGCTCGCAAGTTCCTAGGCGCTATTAAGACGCGTCTTTCCCACCCTGGCTACATGAAACTACAGACGGCCTTCGGCCCTAATGGTGGGTATAAGGCGGATGCAACACAATGGTCCGCCGACATGATTTATCTAGGCACAGGTCGAGATTCTGGTGAGAAGGACCCAACCGTTCAAGCCCTAGGCTTCGGGTCTCAGATTTACGGTGCTCGCGCCGACCTGATTATCCTCGACGACGTGGTGATGGGTTCTAACGCCCATGAGTGGGAAAAGCAGATTGAGTGGCTGCAGAAGGAAGTTATCACCCGTCTGGGACGACATGGTAAACTTATTATTGTAGGTACTCGCGTATCATCTGTAGATTTGTACAAGATGATTCGTGATGGTGGACAATGGACAGGTGGCAAAAGCCCCTTTACTTACTGCGCTATGCCAGCAGTTTTACAGTTCGATGATAAACCTAAGAACTGGAAGACTCTTTGGCCTGAGACGGACCAACAGGAAAACGATTTAGATGAGGTTTTGGAAAATGGCTTATACCCGAAATGGGATGGACCCTCGCTCTTTAAGCGTCGCTCTGAGGTCGCTCCGTCTGTTTGGGCTATGGTCTACCAACAGGAAGATGTCCAAGAAGACTCAATATTCTCTCCAACCTGTGTGGCTGGCTCAGTCAACGGAATGCGAAAAAGAGGACCTCTAAAAGCAGGTACTCCTGGACATCCCCAACATGTTGAAGGTTATACCATTATCGGTCTTGACCCTGCTATGGCAGGTGCTACAGGAGCGGTGGTTTGTACTTACAACCGAGCAGATGGACGTATCTACGTCCTAGACTGTGTGAATATGACTGACCCAAGCCCAGCAAAGATTCAATCTTTGATTGAGGAATGGGTTGAGAAGTATCGTCCACAGGAACTGCGTATTGAAATTAACGCACACCAGAAGGCGTATGCCTTAGACGATGACTTAAGAGCATATCTTGCATCCTATGGATGCCAACTCAACTCTCACTTTACTGGCAAGAATAAATGGGACACGTCTTTTGGTGTTGCGTCTATGTCTATGCTATTTGGAAATACCAGAGATGGTAGATTCCAAGACAACAACATTATCGAACTACCAAGTAATGAAGGTTCTGAAGGTCTGAAGACCTTGGTACAGGAACTAATTACCTGGAAGCCAGATACTAAGAACCCAACAGACTGCGTTATGGCACTCTGGTTTGCTATTATCCGCATCCGCGAGATGATGCAACAGAGCAGTAATGCATCTAAATGGATGCAGAACCGCTGGACAACCCAGGCACAAGCATCTAGACGACATGCAGTAAATTTAGACGAAGCCTTTGCAGAGCAATGGTCGCAAACATACGGTTAGGATACCAATGGCATTATCAATGGAACAGGTTGCAGCACGCGTCGAAGCGTTGCGCTACCGTAATCATGAACGAGATGCTCGTAATCTAAGCGTACTTGCAGTTCGTAAGGGACAAATTTCACAGGTCTACCCTGAGTTCTTCCCAGAGGGTGTAGATGCTAACGTAGTTGCTAACTTCATTGACGTAGTAGCACGTGACCTTTCAGAGGTTATGGCACCGCTACCAGCAATTAACTGCTCTGCTGCTAACTCCGTTAGCGACAAGGCACGTAACTTCGCTGATAAGCGTACACGTATTGCTGCTAACTACTTCTCACACTCTGACCTATCAGTACAGATGTACTCAGGTGCTGACTGGTATCTAACATATGGTTTCGTTCCTTTCATGATTGAATTGGACGAAGAAAGCAAGTTGCCGCGTATTCGCGTAGAAAATCCAATCGGGGCTTACCCAGAATTCGACCGCTACGGACGCTGTGTGGCATTTGCAAAGCGCTACATGATGACTCTTGGAGAACTAGTAACACAGTTCCCAGAGTATGAGACTCAAATCCTTGGTCGTGACGGATACACACAGGACCTGCACGCTCAGGTCGAGATGGTTCGTTACTACGATAAGGACCAGTCAGTAATTTACTTACCCAAGAAGGGTAATCTAGTTTTATCTCGCGCAGCCAACCCGCTGGGCAAGATGATGGTTGTCGTGGCGCGTAAGCCGTCTATTGATGGCGAGATGCGTGGACAATTCGACGACGTATTAGGTATTCAACTTCTTCGCAACCGTTTCGCTTTATTGGCAATGGAAGCAGCGGAGAAGAGTGTTCAGGCACCAATCGTATTACCACAAGACGTACAAGAACTCCAGTTGGGTGGCGATGCGGTTATCCGTACCGCCAACCCAGCGGGCGTTCGTCGTGTCGAATTAAACATTCCACAAGGCGCGTTCACGGAAGCACAACTCCTTAATCAAGAACTTCGCTCAGGTACTCGTTATCCAGAAGGACGTTCTGGTAACATTGATGCAAGCATCGTTACTGGTCAAGGCGTACAAGCACTCATGGGTGCATTTGATACACAGGTTAAGTCAGCACAGGCAATCTTTGCATCTGCACTACGCGATGTAGTATCTCTATGTTTTGAGGTAGATGAGAAGGTTTACGCAGAAGAAAAGACCATTCGTGGTGTTGACTCTGGTTCTCCTTACGAGATTACATACAAGCCAACTAAGGATATCAAGGGTGATTACTCTGCAGATGTCCGTTATGGTATGCTCGCTGGTCTTAACCCAGCACAGGGACTTATCTTTATGCTACAGGCTCTTGGTGGAGGACTAATCTCCAAGGACATGGCAATGCGTGAACTACCATTCACTGTCAATGTTACTCAAGAACTTGAGAAGATTGAAATCGAAAACATGCGTTCATCACTTCTAAGTGGTATTACTGCAATGGCTCAGGCTATTCCAGCAATGGCTACATCAGGTGGAGACCCATCATCTATCGTAACTAAAATTGCAGGAGTTATTAGCGCAAGGCAAAAGGGACAGGCTTTGGAAGAAGCAGTTGCTAATGTGTTTGCTCCTCAGCAACAAGTTCCTCCTGCTGGGGCGGCAACTTCTCCTGTTGAGCAGCCGTCCCCTGCTCCAGGCGCGGCTCCAGTAGGAGGCTCTCCCGCAGATATGGGAATGGCACCTCCAGCAGCAGCACCAGATATCCAAACTATTTTATCTACCCTTAGCGGTAGCGGCAAGGCAACGGGACGAGTAACAACTAGGGGATAAAATGACTACGTTAGTAGCGATACAAGGTGACGGTTGGTCGGTACTAGGGTGTGATTCACGTTTAAGTGATGAGCATGGTCGTTTTCAGATAAGCAAAACCCCCAAGATTGTAGATAACAACGGCGTATTAATTGCTGGTTGTGGCTCATCACGTGCTAGTAACGTGTTGCATTATGGTTATAAACAACCTAAGCCTACTGCTCAAGAAGACTTAAATACCTACATGACACAGAAGTTCATACCAGCAATGCGTAAGAACTTTGTAGATGCAGGTATTGATATGAAAGAGGACGGCGATGTTGCACAAATCGATGGGGGATTCCTCATCTCGGTTAAAGGACAAGTGTTCTCGGTTTCTGAAGATTACTCTTGGGATACCGATGTTCGCAATGTATACGTTATGGGTAGTGGTGGCGATGTTGCCCTCGGCGCATTGGCAGCGTTGGGTGTGGAAAAAGTAAAGACAATTAACCAAGCGGAGACAATGATTCGTAAAGCAATTGCTATTGCAATCCAATACGATAACATGTGCTCAGAACCAATTCATATCTTTAGACAATTTAAGTAGGAGGAACAATGGCTGTAGAGAATCGTGGCGGTGCCAACGGTGGACCGCAGTACAATCCTGCCAACGTTTCAGGTGTAGGCGGAGCAGGCCAGAGTGGCAATTACACTGGCTTTGCATACGGACAAAACCAAGCAGTAAACAATCAGCGTATTGAGGGTAATCAAGCAGTGGCTACAACTAAAGCAGCAGGTATCCCTTCATCAGAAGCACCATACGGTGGAGTTAATATGTCACCTCTAGGTAGTTTGCTAGATGATACTACTAATCCAGCAGAACCAATTACTGCTGGTGTAGACTTTGGCCCTGGTCCTGGTTCAGAAGCGCTACCTCAAGGCTTCATGAATAACACTCGTCCAGATGAAAATGCAATGATTGTAAAGCAGTACTTGCCAGACTTGGCTATGGCTGCACAGTCTAAGGACGCTCCAGATTCATTCAAGCGTTTCGTTAACTTTTTATTGGCACAATAATGGCAGATGTATATTGGATGCCTGGAAGTCTGTTTGACAACATTGATAAGTTTGCCAACTCGCTTGGCTACCAGAATGCTGCAATAGCATTAGAACTTGCAATGATGCCTTGGAAGTCACCAGATGAGCGTGATGCTTTTATCACTGGAATCACTGGCGAAGATGTCAAAGGTGGCACAGAGAAAAACTACATTAAACAAAATTTTTAGGGGGTAGCGATGTCAGCATGGAACAAATTCACATCCGCTATCTCAGGAATCCCTGTACTCGGAAAGCGCATTACAGGTGGTGGGGCTTACCTCAGCGATGAGGAACTTGCAAAAGAACGCGCACTTAACGATACAGTAAAGGGTGCTCTTGCAGAGTTGGACTTGATGTCTAACCCAGCAACTAAGTTGGCAAAAGATGTTACCAAGCAGGCTGCAGACTTCCTATTGGCTGGCGCAGTTAAACTTAATAACAACGTTATCTCTCCCTACATCACACGTCCAGCATCAACGCTTGGACTTCTAACTGATATTCAGTCTCCCCTTTACAAGAAGGGTCAGTACGAAGAAGGCTTTCAGTTTAGTGACATCAAGGCTGCATACAATCGCAGTGCTAAGGTTTCAACATTCCAGGCTCTAACTAAGTCTGAACTGACACCAATCAGTCTTCTATCTTCAATGGTGCTACCTGCTGGTGGTATTGACATGAACAAGGTTGACCTTTGGAACGACGAAAGTATCCAACAGAACTTTGTTGATAACGCAGTTGGTCGTTGGTTTACAGGTATCGGTGACTTTGTTGTAGGCAACAAGGTATTCGGTGTTGCTGGTAAGGTTGTTGGCGCTAGTGCTAAGGCAGGCGCTAAGCCTCTAGGTCTTTACACTAAGGGTAAGACTGTAGAGAGCCTTGCAACAGACATGGAAAACGGCATTGTATTTGCCAAGACTGCTGGAGCACAGGGAACTCAAACTGTTTCTGGTTCACACATGGTCACTCTTGCAGAGTCAAGAGACTGGGGAGTTGTAGAAGATTTAGTTTCCAAGTACAGTACTAACGAAAAACTTATCCCGCTTATCCGCGAAGCATCTGATGCTGACGCAGTTAAGGATATCATCCTTGCAGATAAGGGAAATGTTACAGCGCTAGAACGTCTTGCTGCTACAGATAGCCACAAGTTGTTTATCGCTGGTAACGTACAAGCACAACTACAGAACAAGTTTATTCAAACTGGTGTAGTAGCACTCCCAGAGGGAGCGGCAGTACCACGTTTACAGAAGGCATTTGACGATGCTATCAATGCAGACCCACAGTTCAAGAAACTAAAGGATGCATTCTTTGATGAGGATTACAGTCTAACTCCTGGCGGTAAGGCTTACATGCCTCTAGAGCCAATTGTTGGAACTAACCTTATTATCAAGGGTGAAGAGAAGATTCGTGGCGCTAAGACTGCGGTTCGTTCACGCTTTGCTGATGCACCAGAATCTGCCAAGTGGTTTGGTGAAACAACACTAGGCTCAAAGACTAGCGGGCTCGCTATGCGCCTTGTGCGCCTTGTAGGGCGTGGCACAGAGGCCTTGCCTACTGGTTATGTATCTTTCTCTGGTATGCGCCCTATGCAGGCACGTACAGAACTCAACGGTTTCCTCAACAACATGAAGTTGTTCAGAGACGGTGCAGCAAAGATTGAGACATCTCCTAACGTCTATGAGCGTGTAGCAGATGTTCGTGCTCGCTTTGATGATATGTACATGTCTTCACTAGGTCAAGGACCAATTGCACAGGCTAACGCTCTTAAGGCTATCGATGCAGAAGTTGGAAAACTTCTATTCTACAAGGTTGGCATTTACGATGCAGATACAATTGCTACATCTGTAAACACCTACCAAAGCAACGTAAGTCGTGGCATCCAATCTGTTCAGCGAAACGGCTTTGGTATTGCACACGATGGTAGCGCTATCTTGGTACAGCCTCAGACACTTCGTCAACTTGCTGACTCATACCGCTTTACACCATGGGATGACATTGAGAACCAAGTTGATATGGCGCGTAAGGCTGGAACTACTGCTGGTAAGGCTATGGTTGGCAAGGATGCAGGTCAAGAATTTCTTGCACAACTCAACCGTGTATGGACATTTGACGTACTAGCACGCCCTGCGTATGCTTTCAAGCAGTCACTATTTGAGCCAATGATTAGCACTGGTCTTGCTTATGGACTTGACTTCGTATGGAACGATGTTATCAAGACCGCAGGCAAGGGTAGCGCATACAACGTTCGCAACTGGGTACGTGGAGTTGCTGTTCAAAAGGGCAACAGAAAAGAATTTGCAGAAGTCAACAGAGCCTTGCAAGATAAGGCAAAGATGTACGAGAAGGCTCTTGTTATCAAGGAGTCAGCAGAAGCAACAGTAGCAGAACTGCTAACTAATGCATCTCCAGCAACCAAGTCTCAGCACTTGTCTGCTGCAACAAAGGACTTAAAAGCAGCATCTAAACTTCTAGATGATATTGAACTAGACTTGCGTACAGCAGCAGTTCCTTACGGACAGACTGCAGCGATTCCAAGTATTGCTACGCTTGAGCGTCGCGTTAAGTATCTTTCTGAGTATGAAGATGTTGATTTAGTTGCACTCAATGAAGCACAGGATGCTATTGACAACTATAGAAAAACTATTTCTAAACTAGCAACCAACAAGAAGGTCATCCAAGATGCTGACCAGGCTGTTCAGGATGCTTATGCAAACATTGACAAGATTGTCAGTGAACTTGGTGATGCCGCTAAGCGACAAGCAGATGTACACGGTAAGACTGCAGAGTTCAAAGACCGTTACTATACAAAAGAAATGCAACACCGCATAGTCAATGGACAGCATGTTTCAATCGACTCTTTTATTCAGGACCCAACAGTACCTGGGAAGAACTACTTCACTGCTGCTACTCGCGCAGAAGTACAGAATGCCCGCACATCTGATATTAACTATCTAGGTGAGCAGTCAATCGGTATGCGCACAGCAGGCATCCAGCGCCTTGTTCCATCTGGAAAGGTTTCTGTAAGCGACCCTGAGTACTTTGAAGAGTTGGCTTACATTGCAAACCGTCAGTACCGTGGAGACCCGTTGATGGATTTAATCCTCAAAGAGACTTCAATGAAGGACTTGCAACGTTGGGCAGCAACTGATACTGGCCAGGCTTACCTACGTCAGTTTGATGTTTTTGATGCTAAGGAAGTTCCTGCTTACCTAGCAGACAAGGTATCTCTAGTCCAGCGTACGTTCCCATCATATGAAGCACGTGCTGCAATTCTTAAGGGTGAAGTTACTTCACAGCAATTGCAAAAGAACCTTGCTCCATACATGAACGACCTGTACGATATCGTTCCGTCACATCACAACTACATTGGTTCTACTTTTGGTTCAAGTTCTCTTTCTAAGGTAAATACCAAGTTTAACGAATTAGCGGCAAATGCTTTCAGAAAACTCGCTGCATTTGAAAACCCAATTCGTTATGCTGCCTTTGATAAAGAGGCAATTGACATTGTTGCTCGTAAAGCAGATTACCTAATGTCACAGGGTGTAGAAATGACACCTGCTCGCTTTAACGCACTACGCCAGTCTGCTGGTCGTGAAGCATTGCAGAATGTAGAGAAGACTCTTTACACTATTAATAACCCTAATCGCTTTATCAACTCATTGCGTCTTATCACAGCGTTCCCTGCTGCAAATGCTAACGCATTCTTGCGCTACGGTCGTCTTGCTGCTAAGTCTCCACAGCGTGCTGCTGGATTCATGTACAACTACGGTCGTACATTCCAGACATTCGGTGTAGATGAGAACGGTAATCCAACCAACGACATCAACAAGATTACACACCTTGTTGTTCCTGGTACAAAGGATTTAGGTTTAGGTCCACGTGGAGAAGGAATTGCACTGAGTTCTCAGTCACTAGGATTCCTACTTAACCGACCAAGCCCATCGTTCATTACCTCGCTTTCAATTGGTAATGTCATGAAGTACTTCCCACAGAGCGAAGATGAAATTCAAGATTTCATGACAATCAATGGGGTTAACTGGTTCAAGGTTTACTTCCCATACGGAGCACCTACAAACGTAGGTAAAGCATTCGTTCCGCCTTGGTTGAACTCATTCTACAACGGTGTGATGGGTCCTGAGAGCAAGCAAGATTATTTAAGTTCTTGGAAGTCTGTTTACAACTACCATGCAATGCTCAATGAAATGGGTGTTACAGATGGTATGCCTTCTGATGATGAGATTAGAAAAGAAGTTAAGGCTCTTTGGTTGACAAAGGCTTTTGCATCGTTCTCATCTCCATTTGCTGGTATTCCGTTTAAGACAGACACCAACCCAATGGGTCTTACAACTAACCTGTACTACAAGTTACAGGAAAAGTACAAGGCACAGAACATGTCTAACCAGGATGCACGCGATGCAGCAGGCGAAGAGATGCTATCTCTACTTGGTCCTAAGTTTATGGTTGATAGAGTATCATTTACTGGTTCATCAAAGAACCTAAACATTCCAGCAACCTACGAAGCATACGAACGTATCTTCGAAGATAACAAGGACCTAGTTGGTCGCTTGGCAAACATCGAGCCAGGTGAAATTGGTTTGATTGGCTTGATTACATCAGACCTAAGCCGTGACCCAGCAGAGCAGTCAAGCAACATTCTTAACCTACTTGGTAGCAAGGGATTAGTAATTCCTGGCACAAGTAAGCGAGTGAATGAACTACGACTTACTCCACAGGAGATTGAAACTGAGCGCATTAAGCAGCGCACATGGAACCAATACACTGCGGTACGCGAAGCACTAGAGGCTAAGATTACAGATGGTCAAACTCTTCGTGGACACCCAGAACTAAAGGCAGCCCTTGATAAGGTTGTCGAGGGTCCACTTAAGGAAGCAAGCCAGGCTTGGTACGATGAGTTCCAATTCTCTGCTAGCGGTGATGCATCTTACAAGTACGCACGTGCGCTACAAGAAATTACTAGCGACAAGAACTTTATGAAGAGTCAAGGCGGTTCTACCTTCTGGAAGGACGCTCAGCAATTCTTAGAGTCTCGAGCAATGTTCACAGACATCTATCAAGCATTACCAGATTATGACCCACGTAAGGCAATCCTCAAGGACGGCTACAACTACTGGGTACAACAAAATCTAGGTCAATGGGATGGAAACCTAAAGACAATAGTTATGCGATATTTTGACAATGATTCCCTAAAGGCGGTTAACTAATATGACGACTGGTAAAGAAAACACTCCTTTACAGAATGCACAAACAGCAGCGTCTGCTAAGGATATCCTAAACGCTTTAGGCTTTGGCAATCTACAGGCACAGAATGATAGCGGCAACCGTTCACAGGTTGGTACATCAACTGCAACTAGCGTAACTCGTCTTAACTACCAGTCTGCAAAGGCGCTTCTTGAAGCAATTGCACGTGAGGCTAACTTCACTGGCAAACTAACTCCAGATGACATCAAAGAGTTCATGGTGCAGTTCAAGGCTAAGCAAGATGAGCAGATTCAAAAGGTTGTCACAACATCTTCTAGTAAGACGGTTGCTGGAGCAACAGCGGATGCAACTAGCAAGGTCATTGACTCTACCAAGAAGGAAGAGTTCCCATCTTTCTTCGATGCAGAGGGATTTGCTAACGACTTCATCTGGGCTAAGATTAACTTCAAGGATGAGAAATCACTTGGAGCCAGGTCTCTTACAGCACTAGCAGAAGTACGTGGGCTTGTTGAAAAGTTTGAACTTATGGGCGTAACCAACAACGATATCCTTGCTGCTGCAAAGCAGATTGCAATGGGCCGTAAGACTATCGATGCATATCGAGTAGAACTACAGCAGATTGCTAAGAAGGAATACCCACAGTTTGCGGACCGCTTTACGAATGACCCAACATTGACAACATACGACATCGCTTCTCCTATCATCAAGATGCTTGCAAAGACTTGGGAAGTAGATGAGAAAGATGTCAAGATGGATAACCCACTTGTAATGTCATACATGAACTACGCTGGTCCAGATGGTAAGGGTACAGCGCCATCACGTTACGACTTGCTGCTTAAGGCAAAGAATGACCCTAAGTATCAGTTGACCGAAGAAGCGAATAACAATGCACGCGACTCTGCAACTAGTTTTGCTAGAGCGTTCGGATTTGGAGTATAATGCCAGTCAAAGGAATGACGCAAGCGGAGATTGATGAAGCAACACGTGCTCAAGTAGCATCTGGTGGAAAGTCAACAGACCGCACGAATCGCCTTCCAGGTGAAACTGCATCAGAGGCTAATGCTCGTATTACTGCTGGCTACCGAGAAATGACTGCTAAGCCAATCCTTTCTCAAGAGCAGGTTGACGCTGGCATGAAGGTTCAGTTTGTACGTACCGATGCAGGCGGCGCAGGCGAGTATGTACCTATTAAGCCAATTGGTTACAAGGGTCCGACAGAGGTAACTGAATTTACTTCTGGTGTTATCCCAGCAAACTCACAATATACAACTGGAACAAGCGTTGGGTTTAACCCAGATGATTACAAGACTGCAGAAGACATGCAGCGTATCGCAGCAAAGGCTGCATCAGGCAAGCCGTTAACAGCGGACGAAAAAGCATTTATGGCAAAGGGTGCTCCTGCAGCGGCAACACCAACAGCAACACCAACAGCGACACCAACAGCAAAAACATACACATCTGCAGAACTACAAAAGATTGTCGCAAAACTTACCAGTGGTGGCACATTAACTGCTGAAGAAAAAGCAGCGATTAGTACTGGTTCACAGGTTACGCCAACGGCAACTCCAACAGCAAAGACCTACAGTGCTGCAGAGTTGCAAGCAATTGTTGCAAAACTTGGTCGCGGTCAAGCGTTAACTCCAGAAGAAGCGGCAGCGATTAATTCAAGTGTCAGTTCTACTGGAACAGTCACTGGAACAACCCCAACCCCCACACCTACACCAACCCCTACACCAACGCCTACCCCAAATGGCAAGAAAGAAATTTCTAGAGTAGACAATGGTGATGGAACATTCACTGTCACTTATGATGACAAGACTACTGAAATCGTTGGAACAAAAAAGGTAGTTACACCAGTAAAGCCAGTTGGTACACCAGCCGCTTACGTTTATGACCCAGATTCAAAAACATGGGTTATGCCACCAAAGCCAACCACAGAAGGCAACTGGACATTTGACGCTAATAACGGTTGGGTGAATACTACAGTAAACCCAGGCTCAAGCGGACTTTCTGCTGATGGCACTAAGACACTAGCACTTGATACATTTAAGAATACACTAGCGCTACTCTTCGGAGCAAAAGAAGCAAGTCAACCTTGGGTTACTGCTCTTTACACAAGCGCATCAAAGTTCTACAACAGCGGTTCAACTGTAGATGAGTCAATCAACTTATCTCTACAAGATGTACGTTACAACAAGGATTTGAAGCCATTCACTGACCGCTTCAAGGGAATCTACGCATTAACAGATAGACTTGCCAAAGGTGAGGCTATCGAGGTTCCAACTGTAGCAGAGTACTTCAAGTCAGAGTCTGCAATGGGTGATGTTCTACGTTCTGCTGGTATGGGAGACCTTGCTACGCAAGACTTCCTAGGCGATGTAATTGGACGTGGTAAGTCAGTACTTGAAGTAACTAACTTAATCACAGATACATTTGATAGAATTGACAATGCACCATCTGCTCTTAAGGCAGACCTGCAAGCATACTTCCCTGGAGCAGATAGAACATCTATCGCCAAGGCTATGCTTACTGGTGAAAAGGGTGCCGCTGAATTAACCAAGAAGGTTAAGGCAATCAGCGTACAGTCTGCAGCAAAGACACAGGGTGTAACAATTGATGACCTAACTAGCGAAGACATTGCTGGACAGGGTTACGATTACAACCAATCACTTTCTAACTTTGCAACTGTCAAGCAACTTGAGCGTGGCAAGACATTGGGCAAGATGAGTGGAATTGACTTCACACAACAAGAAGCAATTGCATCTACATTCCAAGCAAATGCCGCAGCAGCAGAGAAGGCAAGAAAGATTAAGGAAGAAGAGCAGAACCGATTTGGTGGTACTGCTGGTAAACTTGCATCTCGAAGCAGAGCACAAGGCATAATCTAAATAGAATCCTGAACGGACCCATCGGCCCCGTCAGCGTAATAGACCGATAGCAAGAGCCAGCCTAGTTCCCCGACTAGCAACTGAGGCTTGCGACTACAACGAATAGAAGGGTGGTTGCTATGAGCAACAACTACTGGGATGACGAAGACGACGACCTCGATACAGAAACACCAATGGACGGCAGTGACTTATTAAAGAAGTTACGCAAAGCCAAGCGTGCGGACGAAAAGCGTATCAAAGAACTCACAGACCAACTTGAGACACTATCCAAGGGACAGCGTGAGCGAATCGTCAAAGAAACCCTAGAAAAGAAAGGTGTGAATCCTAAGGCAATTCGATTAGTCCTAAAGGACTTGGATGAAGTTAACGAAGAGACAGTGAATAACTGGCTCGATGATAACGCAGACTTGTTTGGACTAGAAGTTCGCCAGGATGCACCAGAAGTAAACAGCCAAAATCGTGCGGCACTACGCCAGCAAGACTTGGTTACTCAAGGTGCATTAACACCTGATAGAGCCGAAGACATGGGTATGAGAATTGACAACGCAGAATCTGCGGAAGAAATCATCAACATGATTTACGGTTCACAAAACTAATCATAGTTTCTAACTACAAAAAAGGAAATAACCTAAATGGCTAACTCATACGTATCCACAGATTCTGCCTCTCTTGGCGGAACCGCTGGTGCAGCAGGTTTAGTACAGAAGGCTTATGACCGACTTCTCGAGTTCGCGCTCCGTTCAGAGCCACTCATTCGTTCAGTCGCAGATAAGCGTCCTGCTAAGCAAGCAACACCAGGTCAGACAGTAGTTCTACAGAAGTACGTAGACCTAACAGCAGCAACAACCGCTCTAACAGAGACAGTTGACCCAGATGCAGTAGCAATGTCTACACCAACATCTGTGACAATTACTCTTAACGAGTACGGTAACTCAGTACTAGTTACACGCGCTTTGGAACTATTCAGCCTTGCTGACGTAGACCCAGCGATTGCTAACATCATCGCTTTCAACCTTGCAGATTCAATCGACGCAGTTGCAATGACAACATTGCGCGGCGGTTCAAACGTAATCTACGCAGGTTCAACAGCAACATCAACAGCAACAATTACTGCTGCAGCAACACTATCTTCTGCAAACATCCGCAAGGCTGTTGCGAAGTTGCGTGCTAACAAGGCAGTCGCTCGCAAGGGCTCACTATACTGGGCTGGACTACACCCAGAAGTTTCACACGACCTACGCGCTGAGACAGGTTCAGCAGGATGGTTGCTTCCAAACCAGTACGGTTCATCACAGGACCGCATCTGGGCGGGAGAGATTGGTACATACGAAGGTGCATACTTCGTAGAGTCACCACGTCTATACAACGCTACAGACGGTGCATCATCTGCACGTAACTACCGCACAATCATCGCAGGACAGCAAGCACTTGCTGAGGCAGTTGCCGAAGAGCCACACGTGGTTATCGGACCTGTTGTTGACAAGTTGATGCGTCACCGCCCAATGGGTTGGTACGGCGTACTAGGCTTTGCTCGCTACCGCGAAGAAGCACTATACCGAATCGAATCAGGTTCATCAATCGCATAGTTGATTGACGGTTGAGCAGGGGGAGCAATCTCCCTGCTTAGCAGTAAATCCATTAGGAGGATAAACATGGCAAATTGGACGTTCACAACACCAATAGTAGAAGAAGGTCCAGCGGGCGGACATCGCTTGTTTTACTTTTATAGATTGAACAAGGGTATTACTATCGTCAAAAGCGATGGTGAATACTTTCAAACTCGTTACCCAGTAGATGAAGATTTGCTTGAGTACGAGGAAGTCTACCGTGGTGGGTACGAACACACAGTAGATGATGCAACAAAGGCGGCACTAATTGCAGGGGGCGTAGATGTCACGGAAGCAAACTTTACAGCACAGTGAGTGCGACCACATTACAAAAGTAGTAAAGTGGGGATACAACTTAATAGATGGCGATATGGTTTCATATGTAGCGCTGTACGGATGTACTAAGTGCGATGAAACATCAGATGTCCCATTCATCTCAGAAGACTTCGGAGCAGTAGACCACACCAAGTGTGGCGGTCCATTTGAATGCTTTGGATGTAAGGCTAAAGGATTACAACTTAATACTGGAGATGCTGCAAGAGATATTCCTGACAAGAAATGGAATTCAGAACTTGCTGCATATAGAGACGCTAGGTCTCAAGGCATGCAACCAGGTGGAACTACCAGGGCGCATGTCGAAGCAGCATACACGGCATCTGAGACAATAGGCAAAGCCTACAACTCAGAGACAATGCCAAAAGCACATCAAATAACCAAAAAAACAGCCGAAGTAATGAAAGAGATTGGACAAGTATAATGTCAGCAAAGAACGAAAAGTACAAGTCAATGGCTGCTATGAAGCGCCACGAAAAGAAGGAAGGCCCTAAAGAGCGTATGATGGAATACGGTCCTAAGAAGGTCGCCAAGAAGACTGCTAAGAAGGCTGTCGCTAAGCGCTCAATGGTTAGAAAGCGTGGTATGTAATTATGGCTCCAGAGAAGTACACTACTACTAAGGTAGCAAAGAAGAAGGCTGACACCATGGCAGCAAAGGTTGCAAAAGACTTTGGTTTCAACAAGCCTGAACCACGTAAGATGTCCTACCTAGAAAATCTTATGCGTGAGGCTAAGCAGACCGCAGGTCGTGCGAGCAACGCAGTTGACAAAGCATTACAGTCCGACTACGAAAAGAAGTACAATCGCAAGATTGGCAACAAGATTGGTTCATCCAATGTTAAGGAGCAGGTTGGTCAATTCGTTGGCGCTCTTGCTTTAGGTCGTCGTTACGATGACAAAACAGGAAAGCAAATCAAGGCAAAGAAGAAGTAAATGAAAGACTCACGATTAACACGGGCTGGAGTCTCTGGCTATAACAAGCCAAAGAAAACTCCAAGCCACCCTACTAAGTCACACGTTGTTGTGGCTAAGGTAGGTAGCCAGGTAAAGACCATACGTTTTGGACAACAAGGCGTTTCTGGCTCACCTAAGAAAAAAGGAGAGTCTGCATCCTATGCAGCACGACGTAAGTCTTTCAAAGCAAGACATGCAAGTAATATATCCAAGGGAAAACTAAGTGCCGCATATTGGGCAGACAAGGTGAAATGGTAATGGCAAAAAAGTATAACTCAGTACAGGGAAAACTTCGCAAAGGCGGAGGAAAAGGTTTATCAGGCGATGCTCTAGTTGGTCGTGTATCACAGGCGACTATCGATAGCATCAAGAAGATGGGTATGACAGAGGCCCTTAAACTTGCTGGAAAGAACGGCAAGACATCTGGCGGAATGGCACGCGAGTTTCAAGAAGGCGTACGTCGTATGTACGGCGCAAAGCGTCTTGAAGCAGCAAAGACTAAGTACGCACCAAAGCCTAAGTTAGGCGAGAAGACAGTTATGGCTCCAAAGGGTGGCAATAAGCCAGCAGCAAAGCCAGCATCAAAGGGTTCATCAGCAGCAACTAAGGCCAAGGTTATTGGCGGAACAGTAGCAGCAATTGGACTAGCAGTTAAGGGTGGACCAGCAGGTCGCAAGGCAGCAACTAAACTTGCTCCAGCACTAGCAAAGTCACGCGTTGGTAAGGCACTACTTGGTTCAGAGGCTAAGTTGTCACCATCATCAATGGCAAAGTTTAAGGCAGCACAGGCTGCTAAGGCTGCACCAGCAAAGGTTACAGTTGGACCTAAGGGTTCATTCGGTAAGACAACTCTAACCAAGGCTAAGTCAGGTCTAGGAACAGCATCAGAGTATGCATCAAAGGCTGGACAAGAATCAGCACGTGCAGCAATCAAGGCTAAGTCACCAGATGCAGCACGCGCTGCAGCAACCACTACTAAGAAGGCAGCAGTTTCTGTCTCAAAGAAGAAGGTTGTTAAGGCTGGAATGGCATCAACAGGCGCAGGACAGACAAAGAAGTAACTATCAAAGGTGGGGACAATGGCACAAGAGACAGTATCAGTGGCTTGGTGTGACAACGGCAACGTCGATGGCAAATTTATGCAAGGCGTTGTCGATGTCATGCTCAAGTCTGGGGTTAAGTTTGAGACATCACTGCGTAGTCAGGGCAACCAGATTGCTCGTCAACGCGAGAAGGTAATCTCATATTGGTATGAAAACAACAAGTCTGATTGGCTACTCTGGGTTGACTCAGATGTGGTTATCAGTGTTGACAAGTTCAAACTACTATGGGATAGCAAAGATGCTGAGAAGCATCCAATTGTAACTGGAGTCTACTTTACAACAGACACGCCAGAAGACCCTCTAATGATTCCACTACCTACGGTATTTGAATTTGCAGAGTCAGATGGAGTGATTGGCATTCAGAGAATGCATCCACTACCAGAGAATAAGTTTATCAAGGTTGGCGCAGCAGGTATGGGATTCGTCCTAATGCACCGTAGCGCAATTACCAAGATTATGGAAGCAGTACCAGGCGCACCTATGTTTACAGAGGTTGGCGTTAACAAGTCTTTCATGGGTGAAGATATTTACTTCTTCGCTCTATGCGATAAGGCTGATGTGCCAGTATGGTGTCACACAGGAGCAACCGTTCCTCACATGAAGCGGTTCTCGTTTGATGAGCATTACTACAAGGCATTCTTCGGTGGCGTTAAAGAGGAAAAGAAATCCAAGTTAATTCTACCAGAACAAGGTTTGATTACACCTAAGAAGGGTTAAACAATGGCAACAGGCAAAGCAGGTAGCAGTCTAACAGCAGAACTCAATAGGCTTGCTGGAACGACTGGTCTTGATGAGCAAGGTGCAGCGAATCGTTGGGCAGGTACAACTGGTTTAGCAACAGTTGGAGCACTCAACATCAAAGCATCATCATCACGCACACGTGATAAGTTTAAGGACATCGACGGTATCTGCAATGAACTTGCTGGAACAACTGGATTAGCAGCCCCTGCTGCTTTAAGGAGCATCAACGCATGACGACTACTTTAGAGAACATGATTGATGAAGTTCTTATCAATCTTGCAGGGTACACATTCCAACAGGATAGAGCAACCTATCTTAAGGACCCAGTAACTACAACTACATCATCAAGCGCTTCGCCACTCATCTTGTCACTTGGTTCTACTGAATCAGTAGGTAAGGGCATTATTGAGATTGGCGAAGAGTTGATGTGGGTTGACTCATATGACCGTATTGCTAACACAGCAACTATTGCGCCATATGGTCGTGGGTACCTGGGCTCTACGGCTGACACACATGCTGCTGATAAGAAGGTTACTATTAGCCCAACCTTCCCACGTTATTCAGTTAAGCGTGCTATCAACGATACTATTCGCTCATTAGGTTCTGCTATCTTCTCTGTAAAGACAACAACCTTTACATATAATGCTGCAGTGTCAACCTATGCATTCGCCAACCTTAACATGAAGAATGTTATTACAATCTCTTGGCAGTCGATTGGCCCATCTAAAGAGTGGGTTCCAATCCGTCATTATGACTTTGATTCAACAGCAAACCCAGAAGCATTTGGGTACACCACTGGTACTGACATCGTGCAGACAATTACAATTGGTGACAATCCAATCTCTGGTCGTACAGTGAAGGTTACATATGCAACTGACCCAGTAGCATTTACAACCAATAGCCAAGACTACTCAACACAAACTGGCTTGCCAGAATCAACAAAGGATGTCGCAATCCTTGGTGCTGCGTATCGTCTATTGACATACCTTGACCCAGCACGCGCTTCTCAGGTTAGCCCACAGGCGGACGAAACAGATTCAAAGCGCCCTTACGGTGCTTCTCAAACAGCAACAAAGCAACTCTATGCTCTTTACCAACAGCGTCTTAACGAAGAAACAAAGTCGCAACAGCAGAACTACCCACCTCGAGTTCACTTCTCCCGCCGATAGGAACCTAAATGACAGTAAGAAAATACTCATCTCGTTCTCAGCAAACAACACTGAGTTCACCAATCACTGCAACTGCAACAACTATGTCAGTTGTCAGCGGTGCATCTATCATGGGTGGAAAGACGCTATCTGGTTCACAGACATACACAGTTGTCATTGACCCAGATACAGCGCTTGAAGAAATTGTAGATGTCACGCTCTACTCATCTGGCAATACATTAACTATTACTCGCGGTATTGATGGACCAACTCCTGGCACAGGTTCTGCTCACTCAGCAGGTGCTGTTGTACGCCACATGGCAATTGGTCGTGACTACCAGGATGCTAATGACCACCAAGAGAACGTAACAACTGCTCACGGTCTAACAATTGCTGACGTAGTTACAACAACTAATACAAAGACTTTAACTAACAAGACTCTGACTTCTCCTAAGATTAACGAGAACGTAGCAGTTACAGCAACGGCGACTGAACTCAACTACGTTGATGGCGTTACATCATCAATTCAGACTCAGTTAGATGGCAAGCAAGCGGTTGTTTCAGGCGTATCTTCAACTGAGATTGGCTACCTAGATGGTGTCACATCTGCTATCCAAACACAGTTAGATGCAAAGCAGGCGGTAGTATCTGGTGTATCTAGCACAGAGATTGGGTATCTAGATGGCGTAACCTCTGCCATCCAGACTCAAATCGATGCTAAGGCACCTACTGCTAACCCAACATTTACTGGTACAGTAACTCTTCCAACAGGCACAGTTACATCAGGAATGATTCTCAACGATACAATCGTTAACGCAGATATTAACTCTGCTGCTGGTATTGCTTACAGCAAGTTGTCACTTGGTGGAACTATTACTTCCGCTGACCTGGTTGATGGAACTATCGTCAACTCAGACATCAATGCATCTGCAGGTATCGCACTTAGCAAGTTGGCTACAGACCCACTAGCGCGTGCTAACCACACAGGTACACAGATAGCATCTACTATTTCAGATTTTGATACACAGGTTCGTACCTCTAAGGTAACTGACCTTACTGCACCAACTGGTTCATTCTCAATGAACAGCCAGAAGATTACTTCTCTTGCTACACCTACAGACAACGCAGATGCTACGACTAAGTTGTACGTAGATACAAAGGTTGCAGACTTAGTTAATTCAGCACCATCTACACTTGATACACTTGGTGAGATTGCTAGCGCAATTCAATCAGGTGGAACAGTCTACGAGTCATTCGTACTTAAGGCTGGCGGTACAATGACAGGTGCTCTTACCTTGTCAGGTGCTCCAACTGTAGACCTACACGCTGCTACAAAGAAGTATGTAGACGACATTGCTGGAACAGTAGCAGATGCAGAAGCGGCAGCAACGGCTGCTGCTGCATCATATGATTCATTCGATGACCGCTACTTAGGCGCTAAGTCAACTGCTCCATCTGTAGACAATGATGGCAACTCTCTTATCACTGGTGCTATCTACTGGGATACAGTTTCAAATGCTATGTACGCTTGGACAGGCAGCGAGTGGGGTTCAATCTCCTCAACTGCTGCAATCTACCGTTACCGCTTTACAGCATCTGGTGGAGAGACATCACTATCAGGTACTGATGCTAATGGATTAACTCTTTCCTATATGCCAGGCAAGGAGCAGGTATACCTCAACGGTGTGCTTCTTGCTCGTACATCTGACTACTCAGCAACTAACGGAACAAGCATCACATCCCTTGCAGCACTTGCTGCCTCAGACATTGTAGAGATTATTACCTTTACATCATTCGAGTTGGCTACTGCACTTGTTAGTTCTGACATTGATGCAAAGGGTGACTTGTTTGTCGGAACTGCAGCAGATACTGTAGGTAAACTTTCACTGGGTACTAACGGATACTTCCTCAAGGCTAACTCATCTACAGCAACTGGACTTGAGTGGGCGCAGGTAGACCTATCGTCTTACGCGACAACTACATCAGTAACGAATTTAACCAACACTCATAATGACGACGTTGTTATGACAATTATGCAAGCATACTAAGAAAGGTAACAGTAACTAATGGCTGTAACATCAAAGGCGCTGGCTAGAACAGCAGCAGGAACATCAAGCACAACCCTGTACACCGTACCATCTTCAACTACTGCAATCGTAACTAACATTGTAGTAACTAACTCAGCATCAACTGCTGCTACTTTTACAATCACACTAGATTCTGTTGACTTGTTTAAGGATGCTGCAATTGCTGCTAATACGACCGCAATGTTTGACCTCAAGCAGGTCCTTGCTACTACAAAGATTATTGCTGGACTTGCATCAGCAACGACAGTTCGATTCCATATCAGCGGAGTGGAGATAGCGTAATGGGTCAATCAGTATTCCCAGCACCAAGCACATCAACAAGTATTCCAGGTGCAACCAACAAGCCACCTAAGTTTACTTACAGTACTTCATATGACTTGAGTTCTTTGACAAATATGAACAACATTAACAGCGGTAGCACCGCTATGACCTACCGTAGAACAGATGGTTGTATCTACTTCACATCATCTGGTGTTCAAGATTTGTGGAAATTTAATACATCAACAAATACTGGAAGTCACGTTGGTCAGGTACTTAATACTTCTAACGCTAAAGATATAGTAGCAGCCTATGATGGAACTTTATATTATGCCCAGGCTGACCCAACTGTTGGTTCAGTAACAACGCCTTTGTATTCGACAGATGGCGGCGCTACTTGGACAGCACTTCCAACATCAACTTCTGGAACAAACAGAGGATTTCTTCACTTAATTGATAGCGGAGTAATTCCAGGAGCAGGTGGAAATGTTCTACAACACATTGCTGGAGCCGAGGCTGCTGGAGACCCTGGCTCTTGGTGGGATAGTACGACACTTGCTCCAACAAATACCACGTTTCAAACATCAGGTTTTTACAACTCTACCTATTATGGAGGAAGAGGAGTATTTCCATTGCGAGATGGAGATGACGTGAAGGCTGAAACCAGCGCAATCTGGCTTGGCGCTCTTGATACAAATAGTTTTTCTCCTAGCAGAGGCAGCACTAGTTACGCAGTTCGCCCAGCAACAATTGGTCTCCGTGGATTAAACACAACAACAAAACAACTTGTTACTGCCATAAATCCAGTTATTACAGGTTACGCAGCATCGGGCGCATTCCCAGAGCCAACCTTCAAGATATCTAAACCAACTACAATTGACAGTCGTTGGATTGTTAGTTGTTATAATGGAACAGCAAATGCTTTAGAAGTTATTGATTATACAACATTAAGAAAAGCCAACTCTGCACCTCTTCCTTATACAAGTGCTACTACTGCAAACAGCGCAGGCAATGCCGCAGCAAATCCTGTTTATGTTTCAGCAACCAAGAAACTGTATGTATTGCAAGCCGCTAGCGCAAGCGGAACATCTAACGTATCTAAGATGCACGTCTACGACGTGACAACCTACTAGGAGGTAGACTGAATGACTAAAGCCCGTGACCTAGCCAACCTTGCATCAGATGCAACAGCATTGGCAACAGACGCAGAAGTAACAGCAGCAGTGGCTGCAGCAGATTCAACCCCAACCGCACTAATGACAATGGGAGCATAACCAATGGCAACAACATATAAAGTACTAGGGCAAGTCGCCCCTAGCGCAACAACAGCGACAACCCTATACACCGTTGGTGCTGGTAAGTCTGCAGTAGTTTCTACTATTGCAGTTGCCAACCGTGGTGGTACATCTGCTACCTATCGCATTGCGATTCGTGTAGCAGGTTCTGCTCTTTCAGACGAAGAGTACATTGCATACGATGCAACAGTTACAGCAAACAACTCAACCTTTATTACTATTGGTGTGACACTTGCTGCAACAGATGTTATTACTGTCTATGCATCAAATACTAACTTGTCATTCAATGCCTTCGGAAGCGAGATTGCATAATGGCTGTATCCTCATTAGTGGCCGCTAGTAGCGGCTTAACTCAGAAATTTGCTGAGTTCACAAGCACTGGAACATTTACCGCACCATCAAATGTCTCAACCGTAGAAGTTTTACTTGCTGCAGGAGGCGGCGGTGGCGGAGGGTGTAGCGAGAATTATGCAGGTGGTGGCGGCGGTGGCGGCGGTCAAGTCGTTAAAAAGTTTTTAACCGTCACTCCTGGTAGTTCGTACACAGTAACTATTGGTGCTGGTGGTTCTGGCGGCGCAACAGGTGCTAACAATGGTTCTAATGGAAGTAATTCTTCCTTTGGGTCTTTGCTTGTATGTGGCGGCGGTGGCTACGGTGGTTTCGGAAATGGTTCTATTCCAACTGCAGGCGGCGCAGGCAATGCAGGCACAAACGCTTATGGTGGCGGGCATAACTCTGGAATTGCACAGAATTTTTCAACTACACAAACAAATTCTGTAGTCGGCGGGTCAAATGGCGGACACGGTAACAATTCTACATCTGGACAAACAGGTGGCGGTGGCGCGGGTAGCCCATCAGGTAACTCAACAACTAGTTATTCAGAAGGACAACCTGGCATAAGTCTATTTGGTTTTGGCGCAGGAGGACTTCCTGGTAATGGTGGAGCGGGTGGTCAAAGTAACGGTCGGGCAGCATTGGCTAATTCAGGCAGCGGTGGCGGTGGCGCACAAAACAATGCAGCAGGCGGCGCTGGTGGTTCAGGTTACGCACTAGTTACTTATTGGAGTTAATTATGGAACAACATTACGCATTTCTAAAAGACAATCGAGTTGTACAGATTGCAGTATTTGCATCACAAGATGAAGCACTTGCAGATGCGGTTGTACAAGAACACGGCTTTGATGATGCAGTATGGGTAGGAGAAACCATCCCTACTATGTATTCATCTTACGATGGCACAACATTTACTGCACCAACTGACGAGTATCTAATCTCTATTGGGATTATGAATCCTCCAACAGAAGAACCAACAGAATAACACTTATCCCTGAGCAAGGATTCAAACTGCTCACTAATTTTTTCTGACTTAAGGAGTAACGTGGCTAGAGATATTACCGAAGGTGATGGTGGAGTCTATTCCGATTTTGACGGCAGTGGAGTATCCAACGTTGCACGTGGTATTGCCGATATTGGTGTCGTTTCATCTACTGCCATCTGGCAGAACACCGACATTGCCTATGATGTAGCAGTTGGCGGACTTCCATTCATCTATGCAATCAATGACTCACGTCCATACATCCGTCAGACTGCACCATTCCGTAAGGACCAGTTCGACAATGGTCAAGAGCCAGGAGAGCAATCTCTAACTGGTTGGTGGATTCGCTCACAACGCTCTTTCCACTCTGGTGCTGGCATCAACTTCTTTGACCCAGCAACCACTGATGAACTTGGACATTATCGCTTTGCAGACAGCAGAGGCATTAATGTCTGGACTAAGGGTGAGGCAACACTGCTTAACGATGTAGACAACAACCACATAACAACAGGACCTATATCTGGAACAGACCATCAGCATGTCAACCAGCACGCACGTTCTATCCAGTACAATGGAACAAATGCTGTACTACTCCATGATGAGTACGATGTAGATAAAATTGTGCCAGGTGCAGACCCTGTTCACTTCATTGACTACCTTGAAGGTGGGGCAGAGCCAGTACGTGCAATCTGTGACGATGGTGTGTATGCCTACTGGGTAACTAATAAGGTTGAAAGCAGCGCTAACAAGTTGCATATGTACAAGAAACCATTGACTGGCTCTTCTGCTAGCACCGCTGATGAAGTACTTATGTTTACCGCAAGCGGCTTAGTGATTCAATACGCAACTATGGAATTTGTTAAAGACCGTATTGTTCTTTGCGTTAACAACAAGGTTTACGAAGTATTCACAAACTCAACATCTTTGCCTTCACCAATATACACTAACACCAACACAAACTACCACTACACTTCTGTTGCGGCATCTGGTCCTGCTATATACACTGCAGGTCACTCAGGTATCTACTCAACCATCCAGAAGTACACATTGTCAAGCAATGGCTCAATGCCAGTTCTTACATCTGCGGTAGTTGCAGCAGAAATGCCTGCTGGTGAGATTGTTGAGAAGATTTACTACTACCTTGGGTACATGATGATTGGTACAAATAAAGGTGTGCGAGCAGCGGCAATTAACGACCAAGATGGCTCCCTAAAATATGGACCGCTCATCGTAGAGACATCTCAGCCATGCTACGACTTTGCTGGAAGAGATAGGTTCGTATGGGCTGCTACTGGCATTGGTAATTTAGATGGCGGACTTATCCGCTTTGACCTCGAGAATGACTTAGAAGAACTTCGTTTTGCTTACGCTAACGACTTGCAAGTGTCTCAGACATCTGTTCACTACACAACAGCGGTTGCATTTATTGGCGCTACCAATAGCCTTTCTTTCACTACAGCGCACAACACTACCAATGGTGCAATCTACACAGAATCAACCAACAAGGTTGCATCTGGCTACCTAACAACAGGTAACATTCGATTTGGCACACTTGAGCCTAAGAACTTCAAGCGATTAATTGCTAGAGGTGACTACCGATATGGTGAGATGACTCTTGAGACTGTCGACAAAGATGGCATCGAGCATGACCACATAACATACAACCTTGCAATTCCATCAGTTGAGGTGGGTACATCTGCCCCAGCAACTGCACAAGAGTACGTCGCGTACAAGTTCATCTTGTACCGTGATGCAACAACAACAAGCCTAGGTCCAATCTTCAAGGGATACCAGGCTAAGGCAACAATCGCTACACCACGTCAGCGTGTTGTACGCTTCCCTGTCTATTGCTTCGATATCGAAACAGACAGATTCAACTCAGTAATTGGGTACGAAGGCAGAGCCTTTGATAGAATCCAAGCGCTGGAAGAAGTTGAAGAGAATGGTGACATTCTTACATGGCAAGACCTATCGACTGGCGAATCACGTCAAGCGGTGCTAGAGCAAGTTACATTCACACGCATGACTCCTCCCGATAAGCGCTTTGACGGTTTCGGTGGAGTCCTAGAGATAACCATTAGGACAGTATAATGAACATCACGCAGTGGGCTAGTTTAGCCGTATCTATTATAGCAATCGTAGCCGCATTTGCTGGTTCTGTTAGATGGTTAGTCAAGCATTACCTTTATGAACTCAAGCCAAACGGAGGTGGCAGTGTTAAAGACCAAGTTAATCGCCTTGAGGCTCGGATTGACGATATCTATCGTATTATTTGCGAGCGCGATAACTAGTTGTGGTTATCAAGGTTGGATAAGATATCCATGCCAAGAGTTTGAAAACTGGGAAAAGCCAGAATGTAATCCACCCCAGTGCATACCGACTGGGACTTGCACTAAAGATATTCTTCCAGGAGTATTAGATGAACCAAAAAAATAAGTTTAGCCCAGAAGACCTTCATGCTCGACTGATTGTGACAATCGGTATTATACTAGCCATCGTCTTCGCTGGCTCAGTGTTTGCACTGCTATACGCATTGCTATTTATCACACAACCATTAGGAGAACAGGCACCTAACGATGCTGCATTTATTGACCTTGTTAGTACCTTGTGCGTGTTTCTTACTGGTTCTCTTGCTGGCGTACTTGCAGGAAATGGATTAAAGTCAAAACCTAAGGAAAAGAAAGATGGAGAATAATGAAGCCTGTTGTCAAGAAAGCCACACCTGCCGCTATTGCTGTCCTACGACAAGCCACAGCGATAGCGCCTTCGCGTTTGAAAGTCAGCGATGGACTTCTGCCATCGAAAGCGCATCAGTCACAGAACCCCAATTCAGACCATAACACAGGGTTTGCAGTTGACCTAACTCATGACCCTAAGCATGGAATCGATTGCGTAGAAATCTTCCAGAAGTTAAAGGAAGACAAGCGAGTCAAGTACCTAATTTTTAAGGGAAAGATTTGGTCGGCAGAGCGTGCATCCGAAGGAAACCGCGATTACGACGGTAGCAATAAGCACAACAAGCACCTTCATATCTCTATCAATGACGATATGGGTAAAGATACTTCACCTTGGTTCTGGTGGCTCAATCAACCTAAGGTAATCAATCAGGTCAAGGCTGCGCTTACACCAGCAGCGGTGAAGAAGACATACAAGACTGAACTCTGCACTTGTTGCAAGGTTCATACCCCACAGTCCTAAGGAGGACTCATGAATACAGAAAAACTAGTAGCAATTGCTGGTACGTATCTTCGTGCTGCTTTTGCATCTGTGCTAGCCATGTACATTGCGGGAGTGACAGACCCTAAAGCACTAGGCTCAGCATTCCTTGCCTCTCTCGCTGCACCTATCTTGAAGGCATTAGACCCTAAAGAAACAGCGTACGGAAAAGGCTCAGAATAATCATTTAAGGCCTTAGAAGGCTGTTTTAAGACAAGAAACCCCCTTACCTTAGTAGAAATACTAGGGCGAGGGGGTCTTTTGTCGTTTCTAAAGGTTATTCTTGGAGTTCCTCTTCGAGGTTATCCCAGAAATTCTCATACTGCTTCCCAGCGATACGTGCCTTGATGTCGTAGTACAAGGCTTCCAGTAGGTAGAACGTACCAATACCTGCTAGTGACGCTAAGAACGTTTCTAGAAAATTTGACATAGTACTCCTTAGATATTATTATATATTTATATACTATATATAAGGCCGAAGGCCTTTATATATTTTCTTTATATATCAATTATACACATAGATTTCCAAATGTCAATTAATTAAACAATTGACAAATCACCAACCGTAGTCTTATACTTGAACTATGTCAATCG